GGATTTTCGAAGCACTTTTTCAATGGTTCGTGGCCCAAATTGAGTACTCACGCCCTTGAAAAGTACTCGAAAATCCGGATTGCATCTTTTGTTCACCCTTCCAAAATCTTCGTTTGGGAGGGATAAAATGTGCAACTTTGTAATATAGAACAATGTGAATACCAGGACGCTTTCAAAATCTAGAGCGCGCATTCCGTAGTTGCATGTTGCACTGACTCTGGCCGATGTAGCGGACTTCTAGTCCACGGCAGCATCGACCGTCTGCTCATTGGCAGTGCTCAATCAAGCCTACGTAAGTCATACACCTCGCGGCGTGTGTTGGCGGTCTGTTCAAGAACATGGAAAAGACGGTCAAGATGATCGACGACCGCCTGCTCATCAACACGCATGCGCCATCATCATCTTGTGAGTTGGACAGCATCGTCATGCTATCATCATCTTGTGAGTTGGACAACAGACAACACATCGTCATGCTATCGTCACGACGATGTCGAGCAACACGCCAGCATGTCACGACTGGCACGCACGCACGCTCTTTCACACGGATGGTCCATCGTCTCATGTAGACTAAGTCTGACTAACACGCCATCATTCACGACTGGTACCATGGCACGCGCATTTGCACGCACGCTCTTTCACACGACTCGCACGCATATAATCCTATTCTCCCCAAACGAAGATTTTGGACGGCTGAACAAAGCGTTGCGTGTGTGGTTTTGAAGTACTTTTCAAGGGTGTGACATTGAAAGCTCGTTCAAAAATCATACGCAACGAGTTGTTCGACCCTCGAAAATTCGTCGTTTGGGAGCCATAAACTAACGAAGAACTTTCGAGGGTCGAACAAACATTTCAGAACGCGTTTTCGAAGCAGTTTTCAACGTTTTGTAGCCCAAATCGAGTACTCACGCCCTTGAAAAGTGCTTCCCGTGGAAACGTGTTCCGAAATGTTTGTTCGGTCTTTCAAAATCTTCGTAAGGGATGGTAAAATTACACTGGTATGACACAACCATGTGGTCGGTTGGATGTGGTCGTAAGCATGGTCTGTGTCGCCGTTGCATCAGGTATGTGTGTGGTCCCCCTGGACTCCCCCAGTCTGAACGTAATTGGTTGTACACCGCCATCAAGTACTGCGTGGTGGGTATCCATCGACCGCTTTCCGTTGCAAACCGTGCATATTTTATCGAACACGACCAGTGATTGAGCCTAAACCGGACGTGTTTGGCCTCGTCGACGATCGTAAACTCGTCATGCGGGTATGCGTGTTCGTTCAACACAACGGTCGGCAAGTCGCCGTCGTACATACAGTGGGTCCGTCGAAAGTCGTTGACCCGTTGTACCCAGCGCTCGTAGGCACGCCGTAGCCGAGTCGCCCATCCCGCATAGTGCTGCGTCAGACGGCTCACGTATGGTTCGTCCGCCCAGACTTCGGGGAGCGGCGGATGTGGGACAAACGACCGGACGCAATCGTTGAACCGGTCCCAAAAGATGTACCGCGCATCCGAAAGGGTGCGCAGCACCTGGCTCGGGCGTTTCAAGCACGTGCACTGGGCGTACCGGTACCGGATGGTCACAAACGCACGCATTACACGTCGAACCACCATGCGTTCGGTGCAAGTGAGCCACCTGGTCACGTTCGCCCACACCATCGTAGGGATGAGGTTCCACGCGACGTGGTCATAGCTCGAACGACGAGGCTCATTTACGAGACGCCTACTGTTGTCAACGGGATTCGAGGATGGCGTGGTCGGTGGGTGCGATGTGCAACATGACATTGCACGCAAGCACGCAACACATCGAGCATTTGAATCATTAGAGATGGCCGAGTCCGGGCGCTTGAAGTTGGGCGACCGACGCCCTTTAACACGGCTTGGTGCGACGCCCTTGCACCGGCGTGTGCAACTCGTCCCCTTTTTTTTCAGACAATCACTGAAATGATGTAATCAAAATGGGTCAAATCGAAAATCAATGCCGGGAACAATGCAGTCCTTTGTCGTGTGTGCTCACACGGTGACCACATGTTGCAATTACTTTACGGCAAAAGACTTGGGCATATGTACTCACACCATTGAAAAGTGCTTCGAAAACGCACTCTGAAATGTTTGTCCGACCTTCCAAAATCTTCGTTTGGGGAGCATAGATTCTCGATATACTTTTCAAAGGCGTGAGTTCTCGATTTGGGATACGTACCAGTGAAAGGTATATCGAAACTCTGGATTTCATCTTTTGTCAATCCTTCCAAAATCTTCGTTTGGGCGCATAAATAACTGCGCAATTGTTTGGTCGATACTATGGAACCAGCCACTACGCAATAGATCTCCAACCACAATCGCTAAAAACAAGCACACTTTTCATCATCTTGTGATTTCGACAAACACATCGTGATAATATAATCCTCTTGTGATTTCGACAGACACATCATCGTGATATCAGCCTGTGAAAATCGTAGACGGGTCCCATCCCACACAAACCGTCGCTCTTCAACACGGCTCGCACGCACGCTCTTCAACACGGCTCGCACGCACGCTCTTCAACACGGCTCGCACGCACGCTCTTTTAACACGGCTGGCGTGCACGCTCTTCAAAACGGCTGGCATGCAATGACATATCATCATCTTGTGATTTAACAAAGACACATGGTGTCATGCACGCTCTTCAACACGGCTGGCATGCACGCTCTTCAACACGGCTGGCATGCAAGCTCTTTCACACGGCTCGCACGCACGCTCTTTCACACGGCTCGCACGCACTTGCAGAAAACTCGCACTTTCAGAGCAGAGGTGTGTCGATGTATGAAAATGTAGATAAGAACCGTCGATAATTACAAAGGCAATATTATGTGTACGAAAATCCAGGAAAACAGTAAAAAACTAATGAGATGTATGCTCCCCCCCCAAACGAAGATTTCGGAAGGATGAACAAAAGATGAAATCCGGATTTTCGACTGACTTTTCAATGGTTAGTTGCCCAAATCGAGTACTCACGCCCTTGAAAAGTGCTTCATTCGAAATCCAGATGTCATCTTTTGTTCATCCTTCCAAAATCGTCGTTTGGGATGGATAAAATGGAAAAATTCGAGTCGAGTTTGGATCATTCCGCCATTTCACGCCCAAATACTCGCTTTTCTTGTTATCGATTGTTATCGACGTTTTCATGCCACATTCGACCGCCTGAAAGTTCCCTCCCAAACGAAGATTTTGGAAGGTCGAGTCAACGAATTACGGTTAGATGTGCACCTATGTTCCCTGTACAAAGTGCGACCGCAAAAACCGAAGCCAAATCTCTCGCCGACGCACCTTTGCGTCGTGCGTGTTCGAGACGCATCGGTTACGGGCGATGTCGCACCGGCTGCACCCCTTCATTCGACAGACGAGATTCTTTGCATGTTCGTGCGTCTCACCCGGTGTCAAACGACGCTCGTAGTTTTCGCTGACAAAGTCTCTCCCATGATACCCCGTCCATTCCGCGACGATGGTCGGATTGCCGTCGTCGTCGACGATATCACCGCACGACTCTTCGTTACACTTGGTAGACTCGGAGTTGAACGCATTGTCCTCATATGCATCCCAATCGTCATCCGAGTCCGGGTCGTCGTCGTGCCTTTTCATGCGTGTCGGTCCCGCAAAACGAAAGTTCTGATAAAACGCGACCCCACTGTTTACGTACTCATCCAAGAGGCCCCCGTCGCGCAGATTGCGCAGCAGATGGTCAAACTTGTTCTCTCGTCTTCGTATGATGTCGAGTATTTGTGGGGCCGGTTCGGTGAAATGCTCGCATATGATCCCAACCGCATGCGATGGCAGTCGTAGCAGCATCGATGCGAGTCGCGACCGCGGTGCGTTGTGAGCGAGTCGCAAGGCGCTTTCGCGGGCCATCGGTACGACGAGACGATACTCTAGCAAGCACAGACGCTCCATGTCTTCGCGCGTTGCTTGGTCGTACAACACCGCCCGGTTGCACGGCTTTTGCGCGTACTTCGCTTCGATTTCGAGGCCACTCGCGATCGCCCGGCGCATCGACGCGTCCAGTCGGTCTGGACCGTCGCGTTCGTCCACCACTGTAGGCTCGCGGTCGACTTCGAACGCCTGCTGGACCGCATCGGTGTCGCTCCACTCGGCCACCACGCGACACGCGACATGTTTGGATATGAGATGCACCAGTGGCTTGATATCCAAGTAGAAGGCGGCGGTGAATAGTCGGAGAATCAGGTCGCAGTCGTTGTTGAAGCGCTGCGTGTAGCCGTCGTCAAAGTCACGCCTCTGACCCTCGGAATGGCGGGAGGACGGCGCGTGGAATCGGCAGTACTCGAGCACCCGCTCGAGTGTCTGGCCGTCGACATTCACCAAAGGAACGTCTTCGGTCCCATCCGCGTCCATTTGCTGGACCGTATCGGACATGTACGCAACGTCGGGGGCGACGACAAAACGCTGATTGTCGCTCGATACCAGCGTGATGTGACCGGCCGCACTGGCTTGCTCATGCGCGGCGCCTCCGAACTTCGCACCGCGGAAGCGACGTGGACTGAGGGGTCTGATGCCAGCGCCGGGCGATCGCGAACGAGTCGGGTGGTTCGTCGCCCACCCTCCGCGGTCTACCCTCCGCTGGGAATGCGGTTTCGACGCAGTGCTCTTGGCGACGTCTCTTTGGTCGTATTGCAAGGGGTGGTCGAACTCCCCCCCACCGACACCCCCACCGACACGATTGGTGGTGTACTTTTTCGACGCAAAGGTCGTCGAATGCCTCGTCTTGGGACTATTTTGATATTTCATTTTAATAGTCAATTCTTTTTACTCGCACGAACGATAGCAGGTGTCAGTGCAACACACTTAGCTGCTGCTCATGAGTGGCTACACCAGGATTGCAGGAATCGTTCGTGGCTTGCCCAATCCGGCGTGGGCGTGGGCATGACTATGAACATATGATGGTCAACGCAACATGCGGATGCGTCTGTAGAAATCACAACTTTAATCATAATCCGTCCAAGACGGACGTACGTCCGCCAAACATTTACAAAAGGAATGTGCGTGGACTGATTGTGAGTTTTAGGAAACGCCCATTGGACGCATTAATGGTTAACATCCCAAACATGGCGATGTGTCTGTCGAAAAACACATCGTTCGTAGAAGGACGTCGCATCACGGCTGTATCACACCCTTGAAAAGTGCTTCGAAAACGCATTCGGGAAGGTTCGTTAGCCGCGTCGTCGTCGACGTTCGGCCTCCAAAATATGGTTGGGTAAATTTGCCCCTCCCAAACAAAGATTTTGGACGGTCGGACGAACGTTTCCGAATGCCTTTTCGAAGCACTTTTCAAGGGAGTGATCACTCGATTTGGGCTGCAAATCGTTGAAAAGTGCTTCGAAAAGGCATTCGGAAACGTTCGTCCGACCGTCCAAAATCTTCGTTTGGGGTAACATAAAATTGTTACCAAACAATTTTTTGGAAGGAGGAACAAAAGACGAAATGCGGATGTTTGATTCACAGTTCGAAGCACTTTTCCATGGCTCGTGGCCCAAATTGAGTACTCACGAACTTGCAAAGTGCTTCAAAACCCCGCATTTCTTGTTCCTCCTTCCAAAATCTTCGTTTGGGATGGTAACTCGGACTCGGAAATTCCGAGTGTCATTGGCTCGGAATCACAAGGTGATGATAGCATGACGATGTGCATGACAGTGTTACTGTCTGTCGAAATCAAACGATGACGATAGAATGACGATGTGTCTGTCTAAAATTGGACTCGAAATAACACGATGATGATACCATGACGATGTGTCTGTGGAAATATGATGATTGTTTTCGTATAATGACGTACACGTAGTATCAGTCGTGTTAAAGTGCGGCGCGTGCCAGTCGTGTTAAAGTGCGGCGCGTGCCAGTCGTGTTAAAGGGGCGTGTGCGTGCCAGTCGTGTTAAAGGGGCGTGCGTGCCAGTCGTGTTAAAGGGGCGTGCGTGCCAGTCGTGTTAAAGGGCGTAAGATTCAGCGTGTCTCAGCGACGGTGTCTGTCGAAATATGCTCCCCAAACGAAGATTTCGGAAGGATGAACAAAAGAAGAACTCCGGATTTTCGAATGACTTTTCAATGGTTCGTAGCCCAAATCGAGTACCTTGAAAAAAGCGTCGAAAATCCGGAGTTCTTCTTTTGTTACTCTTCCAAAATCTTCGTTTGGGGAGCATATAAATCACACGATGATGATGATAGCATGATGTGTCTGTCCGACTATGTAGAAATCAGTGTTCAAATCACACGACGATGATAGCACGACGAGACGACGACTTTTCTCAGTTTGAAGTAACTTTGTTGTCCGTCGAAATCACAAGATGATGATAGCATGAAGCTGTGTCTGTCGAAATAACACTAAGATGATAGCATGACGATGCAAGATGATTCATGATGATGCGTCTGTCGAAATCAAGATGCTAGTATGATAATTGTGATCGTACTATGATAGTATAAGGACGTCGCATCAGTCGTGTTAAAGGGCGTGCGTGCCAGTCGTGTTAAAGGGCGCGCGGACCAGTCGTGTTAAAGGGCGTTACCTGGGCGTACGATTCGGCGCGTCTGTAGAAATAACACGATGATGATAGCATGATGTGTCTGTCCGACTCTGTAGAAATCACACGATGTCTAGACCCTCGTTTCGGTCACCTCGATTTTGTCAATATCTACGTTCTTCTGCCATTCGTCTAGGGTAATCATCTTCAATAGACAGGAAGAGTCGCTCGTATCAAACATTGCGACTTTACACCGGGGGTCCTGTAAACAGATTTGCTCGCAGTCATCCACGTTCGAAGATTGCACCATCAGGGTCTCATCGTTTTCAAAGTCCAATATAACGTCGTCGTCGGATATACGCTGCTGCATCACGAAAGAGTCGCTTGGTTGCACGTCTTTGCTCGGAGGGTTCATCTTTTCCGCCAACTTGACACATGGTCGACAATCGAGATACTGCTTTTGTTTGCGCTCACCACATGAGCCGTGGTCGCATAGCCATCGGGTGCAGATGCCCTGCAAAATAAACGGCGATTCCGACGGATTCGACGACACGCGGCATCGCTCGTGACACTCGGGTTTCACAAAGGACACGTAGTCGGGTTTGTCCAGCGTATGTATAACATCAACGGATTGTATATCATACATCGGGTCTTTTCGCTTGTGCGTGCAGATGCCACCGTCGGGATCGTTCTTCCACACGGCGATTTTGCAGTCTTCGTCGGCGTAGCACGCGCTCTTGCAGTGGTTTTCGCTGATAATGTCGTACATGATGACCTCATCCTGCAGGTGCTTGGCTTGTTTGATGTTGCCGATCGTACTTGGATACCGAGTCATGTGAAAGGGATAATTGTGATAAGACATTTAACGTTGTTTTTTTAAAATTGACGAGAGGTTTGCATGTGCTAGACGATTCGCTCGTCGCATTTCACAGACGTGTAGCCGGTTTCAGGACCCCAGATGAGGAACCTCACCCCGGGAGTCCCCCGAACTCGGATTGTAACGCGCCTTCGATGCGCGACAGTACGTCGGTCCACTCGCGTCTACGCGTCTGGCGGAAAAGACGAACGTCGGGGTACCAGTTCGACTGCGTATCGGCATCCGACGACTTCCACCGCCAATCGCACCCAACGACCAGCATCCCCCAGGTAGGGACCCCAATCGAGCCGGAGATGTGCAACGTCGACGTGTCAACCGACAGTACGAGGTCAACCACGCGCATCAACGCGATCGAGTCGACAAAGGCGTGGTCCTTGTCCCACGTGGCGGTGGGGACGGTCACATTCCACTTTGTCAGCGTTTCGACGTCGGACGGTTGCAGATCGGTGCAGAGCGCGATCCAGTGGACGTAGGCCGACGTTCGCGTCAGCAGCGTCTCGAGTGTGGCGACGGGAATGCTGCGGTCGACGACCTGCGCGCTACGCGTGCCACGCCAGTTGATTAGCACGTTGCGCTTCGTCTCGTGCAGCATCGCGCGCAAAGAGGCGTCGTCGCGAGCCGTCGGCACGCGCGTCTCGATGGTGCGTAGATAGCTCGGTGCGGGAATGGTCGTGTACGTGACACCCAAATGGGCGAGCAGGGTGTTGATGTTCAGATGGTGCTGAAACGCCGGGATCCGACCGCGCTGGCCGTACGGAACGAGCCTCACGTTCGAGAGATGGCACCAGACCTGTCGAAACATCCACACGAGCCTTTCGTCCACCAGGACGACGTACGCATGCCGCGGAAAGGCGACGACGAACGGCTCTACCAGTCGCGCGAACATGACCTTGTCGCCGATGCCGCCCGCAAAGTAGACGAGGACGCAACGGGCGGGCGCGTCGGGCGACGTGTCGAACGACGAGGTGGCCGGCGAAATGCCCAGGCCACGCACGTGAACCGACTGCAGGTAGGGGATGTAGGGTGCAGTGAGCGAGTACCGATGCGACTGGAGCAGCATGAGGGCGTACATTTGCCGGCAGTACGCGTCGAAAGCCGCGTCGCTCCCGTCCTGGCGTCGGAGGAGGATGAGACGCTCCGTGTGCGCTTCAAACTCGTCGCTCAGGCCCAGTCGGGCGCACACCGCGTTGTAGCTGCATAGGAACAAGAGCCGCTGATCACTCGGGGTGGCGTACTCGCCCGTCGCCAGTCGGCGACATATGGGACGCAAGAGCGCGTGTTCGACCTCGAGGTCGTCGGCTTGGAACAAGGTGAGTGCCGTTTGGTATTGTGCGTGTAGAAAGCCCTCGTCGGGCGTCGCGCTCGCCATCCGGCCGGTGGCGCGTTGGTAGCGCTCCTCGTGCAGCCGATGCATCGTCTCGGATGTCTCGACGTACGACGCGTCGAGTGTGCACATTCGATGCATCACACGCACCCGATGCTCGAGGTCGGACATGCAGTGGTCCAATGCGACCATCCTGCCAACCGTCGTCATTTTCTTTGTGACTATATGACCGCTTGTTGACAAAACGATTGCGCCTGCATGTCATCTACTCATCGCGTGGGATGAAAGCAATCGTAGCGCTCCATGACTCTGTGACACGGTCGATGAGACTTTCATATGTGCGTGCTTTTTCGAGTCAATAAGTTTCGACGCGCATTCGTGATGCATTTAAAGTGACAATGAAACCTGCAACTCCGGCTGGTCCCATCAGTTTCAGGTTTCAATTCCACTCAATGATGCGGGGACACACGCCGGCGTGTCCCCGCATCATGCTATCATCTCAGATGGAACATCCCAAATATGCGACCATCCTTGCTACCCACATGTTGTGAGTTCACAAGCTGCTAATACCCTCGCCGGATTGGGCATGACTTAACGACGCATTCGAATTGGCTTGCCCAATACGGCGTGTGTTGTTTCCCACTGAATCTAACACATGGGAGTTTGACGGACACATCGAGTCATCGACATGCACGTTGCGCACGCACGCTCTTTAACACGGCTCGCACGCACGCCTCTTAACACGACCGGTATGCACGCCCTTTAACACGGCCGGCATGCACGCTCTTTAACCCATGTGGGAAACAACATTTGCGAGAATTACCCACGCCGGATTGGGCAAGGACTTAACGACGCGTCGTGCATGCTAGGCTGTATGCTATCTTCGTTAATGGGCTTGCCCAATCCGGCGTGGGTAATTCTCGCAAATGTTGTTTCCCACATGGTCTTTAACACGGCTCGCACGCACGCCTCTTTAACACGGCTGGTGCGATGGTATTTCTACAAACACATCGCCATTGGAACATCATCTTGTGAGTTGGAAGGGCAGAGCGTCATGCTATAATCATCTTTTGACTCGAAGTTGTAAGTTGGACGGGCAGGTCGTCATAATATCATCATTCTACAGACACATCGTCATGCGATCATCATCTTGTGAGTTGGACAGACAGATCGTCATGCTATAGTCATCTTGTGACTCGAAGTTGTAAGTTGGACGGGCAGATAGTCATGCTATCATCATCTTGTGACTCGAAGTTGTGAGTTGGACATACACATCGTCATGCTATCATCATCTTGTTACTCGAAGTTGAGTTGGACAGACAGATCGTCATGCCATCATCCGGAGATGTCGACTAACACGGCTCGCACGCACGCTCCTTAACACGGATCGCACGCACGCTCCTTAACACGGCTGGTGCGATGGTATTTCGACAGACGCATCGTCATGCTATCATCATCTTGTGAGTTGGACGGGCATATCGTCATGCTATCATCATCTTTTGACTCGAAGTTTACCCCTCCCAAGCGAAGATTTTGGACGGTCGGGCGAACGTTTCAGAATGCGTTTTCGAGGCACTTTTCAAGACTCGATTTGGGATACATATCGTTGAAAAGTGCTTCGAAAACGCATTCTGAAATGCTGTTTCGGCTTTCCGAAATCCTCGTTTGGGGAGCATAAAGTTGTGAGTTGGACATACACATCGTCATGCTATCATCATCTTGTGATTCGAAGTTGTGAGTTGGAAAGACATATCGTCATGCTATCATCATCTTGTGTCTCGAAGTTGTGAGTTGGACATACACATCGTCATGCTATCATCATCTTGTGTCTCGAAGTTGTGAGTTGGACATACACATCGTCATGCTATCATCATCTTGTGACTCGAAGTTGTGAGTTGGACAAGACAGGTCGTCATGCCATCATCCGGAGATGTCGACTAACACGGCTCGCATGCACGCTCTTTAACACGGCTCGCATGCACGCTCTTTAACACGGCTCGCATGCACGCTCTTTAACACGGCTCGCACGCACGCCTCTTTAACAAGGCTGGTGCGATGGTATTTCTTCAGACACATCGTCATGCGATCATCTATCTTGTGAGTGAGTTGGACGGGCAGATAGTCATGCTATCATCATCTTGTGACTCGAAGTTGTGAGTTGGACATACACATCGTCATGCTATCATCATCTTGTTACTCGAAGTTGAGTTGGACAGACAGATCGTCATGCC